ATACATTTCCTTTGGTGTTACCTCTGGAGAGATATGATGATGGATTTCTAGGTATAAATTTACATTACTTACCTATGACATTAAGAATAAGGTTATTGGATAGATTAGTGGATTATAGTAACAATACAAAGTTTGATGAAAGTACAAGACTTGCAGTAGATTATAGTAAACTAAAGAATTTAAATTTAATTAAACCAACACTTAAACGATATCTTGCTGGTAGAGTTAAGACACAGTTTCGTAGAATAGATGCAGATGAGTTTACAGTTGCAGCTTTATTACCAGTTCAGAGATTTAAGAAAGCAAGTGCATCAGAGGTTTATGCAGACAGTAGGAAGATGATCTAATGGCAACAGGTTTCGGTGGATTAGTAGATGCAGTAGCATTTGGTGCTTTAAATGAAGTTCTAGGAGAAATTCGTGGTAAAGATGGAATATCTAGACCACATAGATATGAAGTTACTCTATATCCACCAACTGGAACTGGTGGTTCTACTGGATTAGGTTCTAACGTATTTACGAAAATTATGGGAGAAGCATTAGGAGATGGAACAGTTCGTGCAACTGGACTAAAATGTGAATCTATATCTTTTCCAGGCAGGAACATGGATACTACAGAGGATACTAATATTTATGGCCCAATAAGAAGTATCGTTACTGGTTATAGTTTTGGAGATATAGCTGCAACATTTCAATGTTCTACTGATATGAGAGAAAAGAAATATTTTGAATCATGGCAGAGATTAAGTTTTAATCCACAGACGTTTGCAATAGGTTACTACAATGATTATGTCGGTTCAGTAGATATTCATGCACTAGATGAACAAGACAACAGAACTTATGGTGTAAAACTTATAGAAGCATTTCCAGTAAGTATAGACCAACAAGCATTAAGTTATGCAGAAAACACATCATATCAAACTATAGGTGTTAACTTTAAATATCGTTATTGGCAAAACTTAACAGACGAAGCAAAATTACCGAAACCACTATTGACACGAATTGCAGAATCAGCAGTAAATACAGTAACAAGAAGAATTACTGCAAATATACCAAGTGTACTTAGAAGACTATAAAGGATGAAATATTATGGCTTTACCAAAACTAAATACTCCAACTTATGAGTTGGAACTACCCTCTACTGGCGAAAAAATTAAATACAGACCATTTCTAGTAAAAGAACAAAAAATTCTTATGATGGCCCAAGAGGGTAAAGATGACAAAGAATTAAATAATGCTATGACAGGATTGGTTTCTGATTGTACATTTGGAGCAGTAGATGCTACTAATTCTCCTATGTTTGATGTAGAATATATTTTTTTAAGAGTTAGAGGAAAATCTATAGGAGAAAAGGTTACACTAAATTTAACTTGTCCAGATGATGAAGTAACTCAAGTTCCTTATGAATTAAACCTTGAAGAAGTTAATGTGACTATGACTGATAATCATACTAATGAAATAAAAGTAAATGAAGAAGTAACAATACATTTTAGATATCCATATATGAAAGATATGTTAGGTCTTGCAGCTGATGAGAATGAAACAAATAAAGTATTTCATATATTAACCAATTGTATTGATTCTATTCATTATGGAGATGATGTTTATAATAGAGTTGACTTGTCTGATAAAGATATTAGTGAATTTATTGACCAACTTACTACAGAACAATTTGAAAAAGTTATGGAGTTTTTTAACACAATGCCTAAAATAAGACACACTTTGACATTTGTTAATCCTAAAACACAAGCGATGAATGAGGTGGTATTGGAGGGCCTTGAATCTTTTTTAGAATAGGACTATCTAACGATAGTCTGTTTAATTATTATAAAACTAACTTTGCAATGATGCAACATCATAAATATAGTTTAACAGAACTTGATAATATGATGCCTTGGGAAAGAGAGATTTACATTAATTTACTTTTACAGTTTATTAAAGATGAAGAAGAAGAACATAAAAAACAAAATAGATAGTAATAGGGAGAGAGAACTATGGCTGAAGTAACAAAGACTGTAGACCCAAAGATTGCAGCAAAAGATACAAATGGAGATGGACATATTTCTTTAGAGGAATATGAGATGGATATGGAATTTAAAAGAAAAGAATTAGAAGATGCAGATGCAATGCGAGATGCACAACGAAAGATGGCATGGTTTGCTCTCTTTGGTATGTTGTTATATCCTTTTGCAGTTGTATTGGCAGTAGGTGTAGGACTGACAGAAGCAAGTAAGATACTTGGTAGTATGGCAAGTGTTTACTTTGTATCAGTTGCTGCTATTGTTGCAGCATTCTTTGGTGCTCAAGCAATGGGTAAAGGTAAGAAGTAATGGCTGACTTTCAAAAGGTAGTAGATGCACTGGCAGTAAATAATGCAGAAGAAAAAGAAAGAGATAGTAATCTTAATAAAAATATCGCAGCTTTAAGAGATAGTAATAAAGCTGCATTTTCAGATTTTCTAGTTTCAACTAAAGAAAATGCTGGTGCAGAAGTTGAAGGCAAAAAAGAAGATGCTGCACAAGATAGTAGAATGATGAAAATCTTTAAAGGTATAGGTGCTGGAATTACTGGACTTAAAGATGCAACTAAAGCTGGTATTGATAAAGTAAATGGTTCAACTCTTTTTTCAATGTTAAAAGGAACACTTCTTGCTGGTTTATTCTTTGCAATTGCAGCTTTCTTTCAAAGTGATTTATTTCCAAAATTAATTGATATAATCACAAATAAAATACTTCCAAAACTTATGGTTGTGTATGAATTTTTCAAAGGTAAGTTCTCAAAGTTTTTTGATGATTTAGGTACATTTTTAGATGACCCAAGTTGGACTAATCTTGGAACACTTATAATGGATAATAAGGTTGCATTAATAACACTTGCAGCTGTACTTGCACCAGGCAAGTTTCTTAAAGTTCTTAGACTTGGTTTCATGGCTCTCAAAGCATCAACTATATTTCTTGGTAAAGAATTAATGAAAGATGCAAAAGGTGTTAGGTTTGGAAAAACAAAAGGTATGTTTACAAAAATATTTGATTTTGTAAAAACAAAAGTAGGTTTGATAGGTGGTATCGCTACTGCTATTGGAACAAAGTTTGCAGCTATAGGAACTGCACTTACAGGTTTCTTTGGTGTTGCTCTTGCACCATTAGTTGCAATTGTTGCTGCTGTTGTTGCAGTAGGTTATTCTGTGTATGAGGGATTTTTAGCGTTCAAAAAAAGATTTGAAGAAACTGGTAGTGTTATGGAATCAATAAAAGCTGGAATATCTACGTTTTTAGGAACTTTGATTGCATTACCAGCAACTTTACTACAAAAAATTATTTCCTTTTTCGCTGGTCTATTTGGATTTGACCAATTTAAAGAAAAACTAGATTCTTTTGATTTTGCTGGAGATGCTTCTAGAGCAATTGAAAAAATAATAGATTATGTTATAAATTTCTTTACTGGTTTACCAGACAAAATAAGTGCTTTTTTTAAAAAATATATTGGGCCTGATGCAGAATGGGCAAAGAACATACAACAATCAATTACAGATTTCTTTGCACCAATTATCAATTTTGACTTTAGTGCATTACTTGGAGATTTACTTGCAAAAGCTGGTAAGATAGGTAAAAAGATTGCAAGTTTCTTTGGATTTGGTGGTGGAGAAAAGGGTGAAGAAGGTGCAAAGTCAAAAGCAGAAACAAAAGCGTCTACTGCTGATGTAATAGTTCAGTTTGAAAAAGAAAGACAAACACTTCAAAATAGAATAGATCAGTTAGAAGCAAGAGCTGCAAGAGGATTTAGGTCTAGTTCAGCAAGAAGAAGTACTGAAGGCGAATTGAGTTTCAGAGAAAGACAATTAAAAGCTTTAGACAAATCTGCTATGGCAAAATCAATGGGTGGTGATGCTGCAACTATTGTAAATGCACCTACTGTTAAAAGTTCAACTAATACCTCAAACTCTACTTCATCTACAGTTTCTTATGTTGGTAATCAAGACCCAATTTTCAAAGCTGCATCATTTGCTGGTATCTAAATAAAAAAAAGAGGGGTTAACCATGACCCCTCACGCACTTATTAAGTAGTGACCCTTTAAGCGTTTGCGAGTTTCTCGAAATACGCCATACTGTCTTCTTCTTCCTCTTTCTCCACGATAGGAGCAGATTCTACTGGTGCAGTATCAACTACTGGTGCAGCAATCGGAGCATCTTCCATCTGTTCTGCAACATTACCAACAGTAACACTACCAGATAGAACTGCATCAAGACGAGTCTTTAGTTCTTCATATGACTTGAAGTTAGAAGCTGCACTAAACTCACTTAGAGGATACTGTTTCTTCCATACTTCTTCAATCTTCTCATCATTATCAAAGATTGCAGATGGTGTATCGAAATCAGAACTATCGTAATTCCAATAACCAGCAACCTTACGAATCTTTAACTTGAAGTTTGCACCTTCCCAAAAATCAAATGGGTTGATTGCCTTCTCGTCTTCAAATTCTGGTTGCATTGCAGCCATTAACTTATCAAAGATTTTCTTCCCATAACGGAACAAGAATACTTTACCTTCATTCTCTGGGTGTTTAGAATCTGACACCACATAGATATTAGAGAAGTATTGTAACTTTCTTTTCTGTTTACGAGCGATTTCTTTGTCTGACTCAATTCCAGTATTCCAGTATGCACTATTCATTTCTGAAACTGGGTCATTCTTTCCAAGAGTTGTCAAAGAGTTCTCAATGTACCATTGACCAGTCGGGCCTTGAAATGCACGATTCCAGACCTTTGCCCAAGGCATATCTTCGCCTTCTACTGCTGGTAGAAAACGAATAACTGCGTAACCATTACCAGATTTATCTACTTCTGGTTTCCACAATCTTTCGTCTTTGTAGGACTTCTTTTCTTGAGGTGCGTTTTCTTTTTGTACTTCGCCAAGTAACTTATCTAGAGAATTGCTTCTCTTTAGGTTTTCTAACGACATATGTATCTCCTTATTATCGTATGCTATTGTATAGTTCTTCGTATGTTAAATCTGTTCCAACCTTATAAAATTGTACATTAGAAAATTCTTTCTGTACTAGTTTAAATTGGTTATCCCAGTTAGTCGTGTTAAACCCACGACTGTCAGCAGTAAGATAATTCTTACTACCCTTGTATATGTTATTTAGTGGTTCTGAATAGTTACTTCCATCAAACCCACACATATACACTTCCTCTGCACCACTCTGACAAGCCAGATATAATGCAGTATTCCCTGCTGACCACCCTTTAGGATAGTCGATATTTTCTACCATATCTTCTTCTGCAACCCATGTTATATATAATCCAATATCTTTTTCTAGTTTCTTTCTTAAATCATCTTTATCTAACTGTGGATTGAAAGTTAAAATTTCAGACAACACTCTTTGAACTGAATCTATTGTAGTACCTTGAACAACACAGCTGTTTCTATTAAATTGTTTTGTTTCATATACTGGATTATTATCTCTGACACTTATACTTTTAATTATACTTGTATCAAAATATGGTAATACACTCCAATCAGAAAACCAACATTTATTCGTAAGAGCATACTCTGATTCATATATCTCTTGTTGTATATTATAGTCTATAGAAACGAGATTGTCAACCCTAAAGTCACGATAAATTGCGTTACAGCCCCAAGATATTATATCACCTCCTATAGATGTTCTTGGTCTGGACTCTCCATTTCCATAGACTAAATGCTTCACTTGGACATTCTTCTTCTTATAGTTCCATCTTCAATACTACCACCATTCTTTACTTCAATAGAGTTAGTACCATCTGTACCATCAGACTTGACTACATAATCTGTATTGTGATTGTCTACCCATCTTTCTTTCTTTACAAAGTCTAACTTGTAAGCATCTCTATCAGATAGATTTGCAAGTACGTTAAATGCAAGACTTATTCTTGGGTCTGTAGTTTTGTTCTGACCAAAACCATGAAACAAATAACTATTAAACATAATCAAAGAACCTTTAGTACAAGGCATTGCAAGTCTATTTGTAAAGTTAGGATTTGCTTCGTGGTAATGTTTTCTTAATGAGATAAATGGGTCTGCATTGTAAGCCACCTTTTCAAATAACAATGGTGGATGGTTTGGTGTAGACTCAATATAGTAAACACCACTAATCAAAGAGTTACTATGATTATGCATACTCTGTGCAGAGTTAGGTCTGGACTTGTTTATCCAAGACTCATGTATCCAAAATTCTTTGTAAGCAAGTGTCATAACATTATCAAGATAATCCTTGATACATTCTTCAAACCATACCTTTAAATCATCTAGTCCTTTATTGTCAACAATGTTTGGATTTTCTGAACCAAACTGTGTTGAGTCTGGATTACCACCACCTTGTTTAGAATAATCGAAATCATCTATGTCTGGTATGATTGGTGGATTGGGGTTCTGATATATTTTTAATACTCCAGCTGGGAATATTGGTATTCCATTATCCATGTATTAGTTCCTTTTAATCATCAAGTTCTCTCAAAGCATTCCAAGATATTGGAAATTTTTGGTGCAGATGCCAATCAATACAATCTGCAATATGTTGAGTTTCTTTCTGTGTATCATCTTTACATCTTAGATTACACACTCTTACAAAAGCCATAAGACTTCCAGACCAATACCACTCTGTATATAGATTTTGTGGTAGTATCATTCTTGCCATCTCTGGTGCAATATTCGCCTTCAACATATTCTGATATGTTGTCTTAATAAATTCTAAAGTAGAACCAAGATTATATTCTATAGTTTCATCACTAGAACCTTGCTTTTTATTATCTGCTTTCAATCTCCACTCTTGTGGAATATAAAACTCTGGTTCATCATCTACATAACGTCTTGATACTTCATTCCACACCAAACCGACTTGGTGTTTCACTAATTGTCTTGCAACAAAGATTGGAGCTTTGATTCTGAACTGCAAACTTGCATGACCAAAAGGACTCCAATGATTGTGCTTTGCAAGATAGTTAATGAGTTTTTCATCTTTATCAGATAACTCATTACTCACTTTTGCGAAAGAGACTCGAGCAGCATTAACTACACTCAAGTCTGTTCCCATGACATCAATTAGGTTGACGTTCATATCGCTTCTTCTCCGTAAACGCCCTACGAGTGGGTCTATAACCTTTAGGCCACTCTGGTACACGAGTTGCAAGTTTTTTGCATCTCTCCCTTAACTCCTCGTTGGACTTAACCAACTCGGCGTTATCTGCTTCGAGTTCCTTAACTCGATTCTTGAGGTGCATATCCTCAAGAGCTTGAAATGCATTTTTAGCATTGATAGACATTACCATATTCTCCTATATTGGTAGTTGAGCAGTTTTTTCTAGGAAGTTTAGTTCCCTTGCATTTGCCTCAATTTTTTCTTTGAGACCCTTAGTAATCAATCGACCTACTGAATCTGGTTCGAGTTCATTCTTCTGACAATACCAGATGACAGCATCCAGATGATTGATATTCTTATCTTGTGCGACTTTCTCTATCTCTAATGAGAATGTTTTTGGTGTTTGCATTGTGTTCCTTTTGATTAATTTAATATACTCATAGTACCATAATATAGTATGTCTGTCAATAGTCTTTGTAAATTATTCGTGTTCTCCACCAACATCTCTTGGGTCTAGTTCATATCTTTTACCCTTGATATAAATCGCTCTTGCACGACTTGGAGTGTGGTAAAGTTTATTCATAAGAAATCTAGGATTA